CTAACGCATTCGCTCGCACACGTTCCAAAGTGTGACAAGGAGAAGTGACCAAGGAGTACGAAAAAAGGCAGGAAAAAGAACTTTGCTGCTGGTCAACAAAATTACTATTTTAAAACAACCAATCTAGGCAAGGTTGGGAACAGGGGCGTCGTAAATGAGAGGCACATTCAAGAAGAAAAAGAAATTAAAATCCGTTCCAATTGAAGTATAGTACCTCGCAACTACAGCGTTCGAGTTCTGACCACTGGACGCCGGATTCACGCGGAATTGAAGTTCCACAGAATCATTGTCCGTACCATCAAATGAGTTGCCGAGGGTTATGCCACCTGGAAAAGTGGCTACCATTCGGTAGGGAGAATACATAGGCAATTGTGCCTCAAGACCAGTTTGGGTCTTTTGATTCACCAAACATCCGCCTGCGAAGTTTGGGTTCAGAAGTCGAACGACGTCATCTCGAGCCGAAGCATTTGGAACTATTCCAGCACCGGTATACTGTGCGGTATAGCTAGCTCTTGTTCGAGTTTCACCATTCTTCCTAGTGAGAACCATAGAATCAATGTATTCTTTTGAGCTGATATTGATACGCCAGTTCATAGAACCACGCATACCAACAAAACAGTTCATCATCCATTCAAAGGGAGAGACAATTGTATAATTGAAATTCCCAATGACGGAATCATTAATGCCGTTAGGGTCTTTACCGTATGGAATAGGGTATCGGCCCATTTTAAAGATCGCTTGACGAAACTGCGACGTCGTATCGGCGTCCAATTGGACACTACGATGGAAACAGTAACGACGCAGTAGTGGGCGAAGGCTTTTAACAGCCTCACCCATATACACCAAGCAAGCCTTATCGACATAATCCTGAGGATCCCCCATACAGTGAACTTCCTTCTCTTCTTGATCGGTCATATTTTGACCACTCGCAGAGGGCACATCAGCACTCTGCAGTGAGAAGAGAGAGTAAGTGTTTCTCAAATGAACAGGAGACGAAAAACTCAGGTTTGGAGCCCCTCGCACCGAAACCGCCACTGAAACAGTGGACGGAAGAACGGGGGCAGTGAGTCCAGTAAGGACTCGTACAGTCAATACACCATTATCACGGTTAGGGTCATAAGTTGTGACTCCAGCCGGGTTAGATGTCGCGGTTTGAACTGTATATTGGCGAAAACGAGTCTTCAACCAAGCAATAGCCTGGATATAAGGGATTCGTATCTCGAAATCGCGATCCTGAGCAATGTCATACACACGCGAGTATGTCACTGTTTCAGTATTTGTTTCTCCTACAATATTGCGCATGGGATCCCATGAAATCAACAAACGACCACGATGATATTGTGTGCAAATGACCTGGAAACGGAGAATAATATCCCCACGCCAAAACTCAAACAACTGGGCAACATGCGCCATAGGTGTAGAGTGAATAGCGCCTAGGTCTAGTTTCACATTCTGGGGTGAAATTGCAATACTGTAGAGAAGACTTTCAGGAGCGTCAGTGCTAACCCAAACGAAATACTCGAGATGAGATTCTCGAGTGACGATTGATTCCATGCTTAGCTCATCAACACCATCAAGTCCAACTGTGCGTGAATCTACACACAGCTCATTTTTAGGATCCAGAGTAAGTTTCTCAACGGGAGTCGAGAGCTCTGGGCAAGCCATTCCGTGAAACGGCAAATCCTTAAATGGAGAAACATTGGATAACACCGGAGGGTTAGACCAACCAAAATAAGAAGCAACGTCAGCTGCAGTCTTAGCCACAAAACTTGTAGCAGTCATGTATGGTCCGATTACCGGTGTATCCGAAAGAGCTCCGGTAGCCGCTGAGATTGCGCTCGCAACTATGGAGATGGGACCCTTACCATATTCATCGGAGCTTCCGGATCCGGAAGCAACTCCCATGGCAGGGGTATGTTCGGTTCTGGCTTTGTAAGTAACATCGCCGGCACCTTGACTACGGGAGACCCGTCCGTCCTTTCTAATCTTAGAATCGGCTTTCTTCTTTGCTGGAACATCACCAGCCTGAAGAGCCAATCCAGTAGTGGGAGCAGCCATCGAGACATTAGAGGCCCAAGCGTAAACTTGGTACTCAATAGACTCGGCGGTCACTCCATTAGAGTTTCGGAGAGGTATTACCGAAGAAAAATTGAGAGCACCCATATCAAGAAAATCCTGACGCGTGCCAATACGCAACCAATTCTTGTGGTAAAAGAAAGGGAGAGTCATTTCTCCACCCTGATTCTCCTGCGGATAAATCCACAGGTGAGGGCGTTGCGACATTGGGATGAGTCGTGAACCAGAAAACTCATCAATAATGC